GCCCCCCCCCCCCCCCGCCGGCCCCCCCCCCCCCCGGGGCCGGGCCCCCCCCCCCCCCCCGCCCCCCCCCCCCCCCCCCGCGCGGGGGCCGGGCCCCGGGGGGAATGGTATTTTCGAGGTGGGTGCCCTCCTCGGCCATATTAGTAATACAGATAATACAGATGATACAGATAGCACAGATGGCACAGCCCCCCCCGCATAATGCGCCTCCCCGCGCCCCCGCCCCCCACCGCCCGCGTGCGTGCGGGTGGGCCTGATCCTGGCCGGTGCCCGCTCCCCTTCCCGATCCCCCCCCCTTCCCCCCTGCCGGGGGCCGGGCTGGGCTTGGATGCTGGGGCTGGGATGGCTGGGCTTGGGTATCTGCGTGTATATACGCGTATGCGTGCGTATGCGCGGGCGCGCGCCCCCGGGCCCTTTCCCTTCCTCTCTCTCTTTGTTTATTTTCTCTCTCTGCTTCCCTTTGCTTAAGATATACTCTGGGTAGGAGGTATGGAGGGAGGGTTCTCGTCCCCTCGCCCCGCTTCGCGGAGCTCGGGAGGGGGCCCCCAGCCGTCCGCCGGTCCGGCGTCCGGCCTGGAAGGGCCTGTCGGCCCTTTTTCGATTTTCCTTCGGAAGGGCCGGCTCCTTAGGGTCGGGGATGGATATGCTTGGGTAGGAGTGCGCGCGCATGCGTGCGTATGTGCGTGTGCGTGTACGTATACGCATGCATGTGTGTACGCGGGGGTAGGTGGGTTAGAGCGGCAGGAGGTCCCCGGTCAGGTCGCCCTCCATGGTGGGGGAGGCGCGGCGGGCCTTCATGGGCCTCTGGGGGCCGGGTGCCCACGGGGAGTCCGGGGAGCGGCGGGACAGCAGCGGGATGGGCTGGCCGCCCTCCGGGGCCGGGAGGCACACGGCGGAGAGCCAGGCGCCCTCGGGGAAGGAGGAGGCCAGGAACCTGGCGATCCCCTCGCGGGCCGAGGCGGGGGTGTCCCCCTCGTCGGGCGAGACCTCGAAGCGGCGGCGGGCGCCGTCCGGCATCGTGACCTCGAGGACGTCCCCCGGGTAGGCCAGGTAGGCCGGGTCGGAGGAGGTGGCGAGGTGGCCGGAGATGGCGGAGGCGCGGAGGTCGTCGGGGGCGAGGGTCACGGTGGAGGGGTCGCCCGTCTTGGGGTCCTCCACTGAGGCCATGAGCGATCCGTCGGCCTGGGGCATGATGTCCTCGCGGCGGGCGATCAGCTCGCGGGAGAGGCGGGTCCAGGCCATGAGGCGGGACGCGTCGATCGCGGGCATGTCAGGCCGCCTCCCTGGCGCCGTGGGGCGCGCGGGCCTGGCCCTGCCGGGGCTGGGCCGGGAGGTAGGCCGGGTCGCCCGGGGCGACGGCCGAGTTTCCTTCCTTCAGGTAGCGGTCGACGTACCATTCGCCGGCGTCGCCGGAGTAGGTCACCTCGTAGAGGACGCCGGCCGACGGGGCGGCCAGGACGTATTTGCGGTTCTGGAGGGCCTTGCACTGCCACACGGGGACGATCGGCGCGGAGCCGAGGTCGGGATGGGAGCGGGCGAGGTCCTCGCGGGCCAGCCGGACGGCCAGGCGGAGGTAACCTCCGTCGAGGTCCGCCGGGTAGGATCTTGGGGTCTGTTCTTGGTTCATCGTTTGTCTCCTTTGGTCTCTTCGATGATATTGTAAAACGGGGCCGAAGCCCCGTCAAGGTTTTTTTGGAAAATCGTCATCCGATGGCCGCGTGGGCGATCGCGCAGATCCCCCATATGAGGAGGAGGCCGATGGCCTTGGCGGCGGCCTTCGCCGCTGCGGCCAAGATCGGGTGGGCCTCCTGGAACGAGTCGCTCGGGCGCTCGTCGATCTTGGCCTCCTGGGCTATGGCGCCGAACGCCTCGATCGCCATCACGATCCCGAAGGCCGCCGGGTAGGAGGCCTCTGAAAGGATGGATGGGGCGAGCGGGACGGCGAACCAGTTCCAGGCGTCCCTCGCGAGGAGGGCGGAGAGGAAGCAGATGGCGATCGCCAGCGCGAGCTGGGCGGGGATGGTCAGGACCTTCCCCAGGGTGCTTTGGCTTCCCATGGCTATGCCCCCACCCTCAGGGCGATGTCGCCGATGACGACCCTCTTGGTGGCCGTTATCGTGAGCGTGGACGCCTTCGCGAAATCGAAGTGGTACGCGTCGTACGCATGAGCTGATAATGTGCCGGTCCCCGCGACGTCGGAGTGGGACTTCACGGAGACGGCCGAGCCGCCGTTGACCGAGAGCTTGGCGGAGTCCTTGTTCCAGCCGACGGCGTATATGTCGCAGCAGAGGATCTCCGCGTCGAACGTGATCGCGAGGGTCGAGTTGGCCTTCGATGTGCTCATCTTGAGGCCGGCGGAGCCGTCCGTGTAGACGGAGGCGCCGGAGACCGTGTAGCTGACCATGCCGATGCCTGAGACCGTCCCGATTGAGCCCTGGTGGGTCCCGACGGATACCGCCGACGGGGACAGGTCGATGTCCCCCTTCTGGGTGGCGTCGTCCATGCCGAAGTGCACGGAGGCGCATGTGTATGCGTAGCCGGAGCCGGCTTTGAGCTGGGTCTCGACCGCCGTGGAGGCGGCGGCGACCACGATCATGCCGCCGGTGAGGGCGAATATGCCGACCGCGCCGATGGTAGCGGCCGTCATGAGAGCTTTGTTCTTCATATGGTTGTTATCTCCTTTTCGGCCGTCAGGCCTTCCAGTATCTTTCCTCGGGTGGCCGCGCCATGGAGTGCAGCGCCCCCTCGTCGAGGACCTTCCCCGCGTCGGGGTCCACGACCCAATACGCGGTGCCCTCCTCATGGGTGCCCTTGCGCCTGGTGGCGAGGGACACTATCAGGTATCTCCCCGCCTCATTGGGCGGCACATTCTCGAGGAGCGCCATCGCGGTGGCGTCGTCTGCGGCGCGGCGGAACCCGTAGATCTCCCAGGATTCCGCTGTGGCGAGGTACGCCTCGGACACGGACTCCTCCTGCAGCGACACCGGGATGCCTGCGGCGGCGAACGCCGCGTTGAGGGCCGAGGTCACCTCGGACAGGCTCATGGCGTCCGTGGAGGGGGCATCCTTCTTCTTTTTCCTGAACAGGCCCATGTCACGGCTCCTTCTTATGGCTCCGGCTCCCCTTCTGGGCCTCTATGACCGCCGTCATGGCGTCGGAGGCCTCGTATCGGAGGAGCTGGGTCGGGTCGTCGGGCCACTGGGGCTTCTTGACGAGCAGGTACATCCCGATGTTCTTTAGGAGGAACGACGCCTGCTTGGCCGAAGCCTTCGGCTCGCGGGAGCGCCAGTCGAGGCTGAACTGAGCCTCGTCCGATACCTCCCCGGGGTATCCGAGGACGGGGGCCGGCTTGGCGGGCCCGACGGGGCGCGCCTTGACGTAGGCCCACAGGGACCCGTCGGCCGCCTGGCCGTGGGACACGACCTCGCCGTGGGCGTAGTCGCGGATCAGGGCGAGGGTCTCCTCGTCGCCGGCCAGGACCGTGCCCACCTCCTTGCCGTCGGAGGACAGGACCTTTATGTCGGACGACGTGAAGTTGTCGTCTATGAACTCTATGAGGGTCATCTGCGCTGGCCCCCCTGCGCCCGCTGGGCGGCGTCCCACTGCGCGGAGTATCTGTCGAACTCCTCGTCGCGCTGGCGGGCGTTGGATCCGTACCATATGGTGCGGCCGTAGCCGTTCTTTCCCATGAAGGAGAACGCTATGCCGTGGCTGATCCTCCCGTTGTGCGGCGCTTGGGTCTTCTCGATCGACTGGACCCTGGACAGGTCTATCTTGTATCCCTTGACCTCGATCGTGTGCTCCTCGTTGAACTGGAACGGCTTGCGCTCCTGCGGCTGCTGGGGCTGGGCCTGGGGCTGCGGGGCGGAGAACTGCAGTTCGTCGCCGCCGGCGCCCTCGGCGAACAGCTCGCCGATGCCGAGCTCCCCCCGGCGCCCCTTCTTGGGCTTCTTCCGGGTCTCGCGCTCGTAGTATTCCCTTTCCTTCTCCCTGAATTTCCTTTCGTGCTTCATGTTGGTTCGTGCTCCTCTCGTTCCTTATTCGCTTATGGAATACATGGTCTCGAACGAATACAGTTTATGCGGCCTCGAGTTGATGTCGAAGGTCTTGCGGTCCTCATGGGCGAGATCGTATATCGCGTCGAGGAGACGGCATGTGTATTTCTCGTATGGGATGAAGTGCGAGAAATCGCGTTCCTCGATGAGCTGCCATTTGGTTTCGCCATCATTGTGTTCGAAGAGTTTGATGTTAATTTCGACCGATAGTTCTTTTTTCATGTTTTGTTCCCTTTGAGATCGCGGGTTAGACTTCCTTTCGGGGTTCTCCCCTTTGAGGGAATCATACTCCTTTTCGGCGCGGGAGTCAAGCGCCCCCGCAAAGGAAAAGCGCCCCGTTTTCGGGACGCTTCGGATCAGCGGGTATCCGGCCGGCGCGGCTTACTTAGAGGGTAAGATTGGAAGGAGTAGCCGGCCGATGGCCGCCGATCCCCCGGCAGGTACCGGCCGGGGGGCCGAGGATATCGTGGTGGTGTTCATCCTGCGATTTGATCTTTCGGAGTAACCGCCCACTGGCCTCGGGTCGTTATTATATTAGCGCTTCCCGGAAGCCCTGTCAAGGGGTTTCAGCAATAATTTTGCGATTTTTTCCTGATCGGTCGGCCTGATCGTGGCGGATTCGGATTCCCCGATGATCTCATCGGCCTTGGACGGGTCGTCCACGAGGGCGATCCTGTGGCCGTCGCTGATCCTGAGGGCGTCCGCCAGGGAGGTCCTGGGGGAGACGGCCCTCCTGAGGAGGCATCCGGCGGCCGATGGGGCGTTGGCCGCCACCGAGCCGCACGACGGGGCCGGCTTATCGATGAAGTAAAGCCTCATCTCCTGGAGGTCCAGGACGGCGGACATGGTCTGCCTCGCTTTGCAGGCCAGGTCGAACTTCGACAGGACGGAGGCGGGCTCGAACACCTCGCCGGAGTCGCCGATGCCCTCGCGGAGCATGACTCCGCAGAAGCACTCGGGGATCTCGCCGAACGCCTGCCCGGTGAACACGTTGTTGAGCATGGCGATGTAGCGGACGTTCGGGCGGGCTTCCTTCAGCATGCCGATCCTCACGTCGATGAACTCGTTGGCCCCGTTCGGCGCGTCGGTGATGTCTCCGCTGAAGTAGAGGCCGCCGGCCGCCGTCTGCGTCCCGAGCGAATGCCAGGCGAGGCAGCCGAGGTACGTGAAGTCCTCCGAGAACATCTGGGCCGACAGGTCGATGTCGACGCGGCCGTTCTCCATATATTCGTAATAGCATCGCGAATAATCGTCCGAGAACGTTTTATGTTGACTATCTTTGGGTAAATTATGCCAATGGGTGAACAGGCGAACGACGCCCTTCTTCCCGTCGATGTCGACATAGGATCCGAAGGGGGCGCCGCCGATCCCTGCGGACGCGGCCCTCTCGTTGGATGGGAGGGCGTAGCGCTCATAGGCGGCGAGGCCGCCCTCGACGTAGACCTTGGTCGGCTGCGGGATGGGATCCAGGTATTTGGTCCTGGGATCGGTGGCCTTCGCTATGGCGTGGTCGATGTTCTCGAGCATGGCGTCGAGGATGCGCGCGGGGATGGGGTTCCTGTCGTCCTCGGGCTCATAGTGGGTCTTCGTCCCCCTGGGGGTCTCGAAGGTGAACGCGCGCCCTTTGGCGAAGGGGTTGGCCTTCCTGACGAGGAAGTGGTTTCTGAGGGAATACAGGGCCGGGGCCGCTACGCCTACCAAAGCCCCCTCATTCCCCATGTCGGAGACCATCTGAAGCCTCATTTCCTCCGGAATGGCCGGATTTCTGAGGATCCTGTCTAGGATCCTGATGAGTTTGCCGGGCTGGGTGAACGCCTTCTCCTCGAAATCGACGAGGGCCTGCCCAACGCTGAGCGAGGATGCGACGCCCAGGTACGTATCCATGACGGACCACCAGGATTTGAGGTCGCCGGAGCGGAGGGCATATGCGGCGTGCGCTATGTAGGAGTCGTCGCCGAGCTCCCCTGGATGGAGCTTCTCGAGGGCCCTGAGCCAGAGCTCGCGCCTCTGCGGCATCTCGTTGGAGGAATGGTATTGCCCGTGGCGCAGGATGGCGTTGCTCATCTTGGTGAGGAGCCATCTGCGGGCGCATCTCGGGAGCGATTTGAACTTCGTCCCCTTGACGAGCATCGGGGAGGATCCCGACATCACGGCGTAGACCCTGAGGCAGTCCGTGAGGGTGTCCATGAAGCTGAATTCGGGGAACCTATCCTTGAGGCATTGCTTGATGCCGCCCTTCTTCTCAAAGAATAGATTGACGAAATACGCCATATTTTCTTTGAAGGGGATCCTATCCACGATGGAGAGGGCTACCTTGCCCTCTTCGAGGTAATCGAATAGGTCCGAGATCCCCTGCTTCTTCGAGTCGGGGATCGCGACGGGGGAGGATAGGGTATTGACGTAATACGGCACGAGGATGCCCCACTTGCATTCCTCCTCGTCGAAGGCGGCCTTGACCAGGCGCGGCTGGACCTCGTCGCTGAATGGGATCCTGACGGCGTTGCCGCCTTCGCTCTTCGGATAGTACACGTCGGCGTCGCCGAAGATGTCCTTCATCGCGACGGAGAAGTAATGGAGGAAGGCGTCGCAGTACCTCTCGAGCAGCGGGATGTCCGCCACGTCGGGGAATTGCGGGTAGAATATCTTCTTCATGTTATAGGATGCGCCGACGGCTTCCGAGAGGATCGGATAGGCGACGCGGTAGAATTCGTTGAGGACGGAGGCGGGGAAGCCTTCGAGCGTGGCGAGGGTTTTGGAATCGAACGCGTAGCCAAGGGATGCGAACGACCGCATCATCGCGCCGATCTGCGCCTTGGTGGCCTTCTCTCCTTTCAGGTCTTTCCCCTTGAGATCGAAGAGGATGTATCCTTTGTCGAGCAGTATCTTCTGTATTTCCTTTGTCATGGTTATTCTCCTTTTCCTTCGTATTTGCTGAATCCGCAGGATTCCCTTATCTTGGCGAACATCGGGGCGATGTCGTCCAGCATATGGTATCTGATGGGGGAGGTGGACGACACCGCATACTGCTGGTATACGGAATCGACGTACATGGTGTATTCGCCCTCGTGCCCCATATAGAACTCATTCCACTCTTCGTCGCTGAACAGCCTCTTGACGTCCAATTGGGAAATCGCAAGATTGTCGAATGACACGGCTTTGAAGTGCTTCACGAGCTCCGCAAGATCATCATGGATATCCGACTTGACGGACTCTATGCCTTCTCCGTGGGACTCGTAGTATCCTTCCCCTCTCCCGAATGTCTTGTATCCCAGGATGAGGATCTTGATGCCTTTGTCGTATAGGCGCTCCAGGATCTTCTTGGAATGGATGCCGTTGATGACGTGGACGACCACGTTGTCGGTGGGGAAGTCCTCGAGGATCCTCACCAGCTCATCGGCTTTTGCCTCCGAGGGGGTCAGCGACACCCCGATCCCATATAGGAGCTTCTCCTTCGCCAGCGATTTGATCAATTCGAGGTTCTCGGGCTTGGAGAAGTGGTATTGGTTGAACGTGGCGTTGCATATGAGCTTCTTTTCCTTGCATTTGCGCAGGAATGGTACGAAATCGGGATGCTCAAGGACGTTTCCGCCCCCTACGGCCAATTCCGTGTATGGGAGGAGGGTGTCGATGAACTTGTCGTTCATGATGTCGCCGTGCTTCCCATCGGGTCCGCTTCTCTCGTGGCAGAACGCGCAGTTCGTGCCGGTGCAGCGGTTGGTGATCTTGTAATCGAGGCTTTCCGGCTTCTCGGGGCATCCCCCCTCGTCCGGCTCGATCCTGATCTTGGTCCCATCCTCGTATATGAGGATCTCATTGGTCCCGTTTCGGTATGATCCTAGCAATTTGGTCTCCATATGGAATTCCTTTCTCTCGCGTATATATATTATAAGGATACGCGCGAGGCGTCAAGGGGTTTTTTTCGGCAAATGAAAGAGTCGTTTCATTCGCAAGGCGGAAATATGACCAATCGGTTACAAAAACGCCCTCCATATGGGCAGGAGGGCGCAAATGTGAATGATCGGTTATTTTTCCGCATCGGGGACGGGGATGCCGGGCTTGTCCAGGAGGTTGGTCCTTGTCGCCGGATCGAATTCCCCATATACGATGTAGAGGTTGCCATGGATCAGCTGCGTTAAGGTGATCTGCTTGTCGAGGTATGCCATCATCAGGTTGCACCCAATGGTGTCGAGCCAGCCTTCGAGCTTGTCGTTCTCTTCCTCGATCACCACGCAGTCTATTGAGAAGCGATGGGGGACAAGAACTTTGCGGACGTCTTCGAGGAGGTTCGGCATTTCGTCGGCCTTCTTCTGCGCATAGTAGATGAAGGCGATGAGCAGCGAGGCGGCATCCTTCGCGATGTCGCGCTGCATCTCGACGTCGATCGGGTTGATCCACAGCCTCTTCTCGTTGGGGTCGTCGGGGGCTTGAGTGTACTTGAACGCCTCGTCGACCGATACGAGCCTGATGCCGATGTCGAAATGGTGCATTCCATATTCGAAGGCATGCTTGATGACGTGGATCTCTATGGATCCATGCCAATGGCAGGTGGCCCCGTAATCCTCGGAATATTCCTCGGTGATGGGCACCGTTCCGATCACCATCGACTGGAAGAGGTATTCGATGTCGCCGGCCAGCTCGTATGACGGGTTCGAAGACTTCAGTATTGGGAGGTCGCGGATAAGGCCTTTCACCTCCGGCTGGGCCTGTTTGCTTTCTTTTTTCTTTTCCATTGCGTTATCCCTCATTGTCTATGACCAGGTATACGTCCTTGCGCTCAAGGTAATCCTCGAACGACAGCCCATTCGAGAATATCTCGGCCAAGGCTCCGGTCGAATCGTGGTCTATATGGCCGAACGAATCGCCTTCGCGGTAGTATTCGTTGTATTCGTGTTTCAGATATAGGGTTTTGATGTGGAACTTCCTGAGATATGACAGGACCCCTCCCCATAGGAAGTCATTGTGCATGAACGACACTATGGCGTACAGGAGCTTCATCCCCCAGGTGTTGTAGGCCTCTTCGGTCCTATGGAATTCGGCCATCTCGGGATCCATCGATCCGAAATCGAGGGCGATGCCGGCTATTTTGTCTTCGTCTCCTGTGACGGTGACCCCCATGGCCCTCAGCTGGTCAAGCCCCTCCTTCAAGGTCCATCTCTCGGGCTGCTTGGGGCCGTTGGCCTGGATCATGATTGAGTGGGTCGAGCTGGAGTTGGTCTCGAAGACGCCTTTCCTTATGGTGACTTTCATGGTTTTCTCTCCTTGTCTATGGGGATATTATCCGAAGTAATAGGATATGTCAAGCCTGACTTTGCCGTCTTCGTTCACCTTCTTGCGGCGGATATCATCGATCGCGGGGAATGAGGATCCTAGGAAGCTGACGTCGCCGAGGGATGAAACCACGTTGACCAGCTCTTCCCCAAGCCATTTGTTCTTTTTCTTCTCGGGAAGCTTGGAATTGAATTCCCAAACCCTTTTGGCGGTTTCCTCGTCCACGATCGCCGGCAACGGCAGATTCGTGTCGGGATCGGTCAGGCGCTTCTCGGCTGGGCTCCAGTCGTAGGTCACGTTGAACCACAGATTGCCATTCCTAAGGCCTTTCTCCTCCTCCTTGGTGGCGAGGACGATGGAATGGGAGGAGCTGGAATTCGTCTCGAAGACGCCCGGCCTGATGGTGATCTTCTTCTTCGCCTTCTCTCCGTATCCCCATTCGTTGGACAATATCGAATCCGCGAGGAGCATTATGGCTCCGCTGGGGCCGGATCTGCTGTTGCAGAATACGACCTCGCCGTCGGGTCCGCGATCGAGCCATAGGTCGATCCCGCCGTACCTGACGGCTCCGCCTTTCTTCAATTCGCGTATGGCCTGCTCGAATGTCATGATGCTCCCTCCTTGCGCTTCGCTTGCTCCAGTATCGCTTCCATATTCTCTCCGGATGCTATCCCATTGTCATACAGATACTCCGCGAGGGCGTCGAGCATCTCCATATGGGTGGAGATGGCGTCGTACGCCTTTCTGTAGGCCCGCTGGAGGAGCCGGGCTTGGCGCTCGCCGACGGCCTTCGCGAAATCGGGCATCTGCAAAGCGCTTTCGGCATAATGCTCTCCCGGCATCTTGATGGGGGAATACCGGAATGCCTCTTCGTCGTAGCCCGCAGAATCGAGGTTGCAGCCCAGCATATCGGCTATGAGGGATGTCGCGTATTCCATGTCGCTGCTCACCCCGAGGGTGTGCTTGCCGCATTTCTTGACTTCCGCGACCAGCCCGCCCAGCGTTGCGGCGAGCTCGTTCATGCAGTCATCGAAGTCCCACAGGTATCTGGTCGAGTCATTCTCGCGGGGGGATGTCCATCCCCCGTTATCCCTTCCGGCGACCTGCATTACGCAGATGTCGGAGGTATTGCCCGTCAGCGCGTATTCGACGATCGCATGGCCGGCCTCATGGTAGCAGATCCTGCGGAATTCGTTGTCGTTCTTGATGCTCTTCTTGAGCAGGCCGTCGCCCCTGAATTCGATGATGCGGCGCTGGTATGCCTCGATCCAGTCGACTTGCCTGCCGGCGAGGCAGTCGGAGCAATGCTGCAGCCACACGTCGTTGACGATGGTCTTGAGGGCCGAGCACGACATCTTATAGGTCTTCTTGGCCACAGCCTCCGCGAGGCCGGGTTGGGAGAAGGCGTCCCCGTATTGGGACATGTAATAACGGAGTATCTCGAGCCTGTCCGAATCGTTGGGCCTGCCGATCGGGATATGTATGTCGATCCTGCCCGGGCGCTTGAGCGCCGTGTCAAGGTAGTCGTATCCGTTCGTCGTCATCACCGTTATGACGTTGTCGGCCTTCGACAGCCCGTCGAGCTGCGAGATGAACTCCTTCAGGGCCGCGCGGGATTCGTCCGACGAATAGCCGTCGTCGCTGTCGTCCGGGACGATCTTATCCACGTCGTCCACCAAAACGATGGCGGGCGCCACGGATTTCGCCTTTTCGTAAAGGTCGTGTATGAGATCCACGGTGAGGACGTCCGTCGTGTCGACGACGGGGAGCCCCGTCGCTTCGCCGAAGGCTTTGGCCAATGTGGTCTTGCCCATGCCGGGCTGCCCGGATAGCATTATGCCGACCGGCATCGAGCCGATCGCCATCTTCCCGGACGCTATGCCCTTGACGGCTTCCGCCACGCTGCGGAGCCTCGATACTTCTGCGCTATACCCTTTTATGGAGCCGAATGGGTCGGTGCCCTGCGTCTTTTTGGGCTTCGTGACCCTAATCGCTGAATCTGTCATTGGATTTTCCTCCTTCGGTTCTTTTCTTCTCTCAGTCGTCGAATTCACGGTCTATCTCCTCATCGAAATCGTATACGGTCCTCACGATGAGGGGAGGAAGCCCCGCGTTTATCCTCACGGCATTGTATCTGTAGAGGAGCCTGATGGCCGCGCTGTTGTTCATGCGCGCTATGGTCTCGGGGCGCGGGAAGCCGTCCGGAAGGAGCTTACCCCCATTCATCATCATTATCCTCTTGATGATGGACATGTCGAGCGGCCTGTCGTCCTCGAAGTCGAAGTCCCCGCACCTGCGCACGGTTATCCTCCCGGCCTCAAGCTCTTCCGTCTCCTGCCAATTCGGGTTCGGCTCGAGCCTGTCGGCCCATGGGCAGCCATGCCCGCCATATGCCTTGTGGCAGTGCCAGCACAGGGAATTCCCCTTGGTGAGGGAATCCTGGATGCTCTTCGCCTCCTGCTCTCGGATGGCCACGGCTTCGGGCGTCATTCCGCGTCTCCCCCTTGGGCCGGGAATTCCTTCGCCAGCTCGGAAGCGGCTTTGGCGAAGGCCTTGAGGTCGGCGTCCTTCGTGAATTTGGTGAACGAGACCCTCACGGTGCACAATATCCTGTCTTCGGGCAGGCCCATCGCCTGGAGGACATGGGAGGGGAGCTGCTCGTCCCCATTGAGGGAGCAGGCGGCTCCTGCGGATACCGATATCCCCTTCGAGGCGAAGGCGTCCGCGACGGTCCCGGGGTATGCTATGGATTTCGAGAAATCTATGCTCATGATGTTCGGATGGTCTGGGATGACGTTGAGGTTCCCCAGCCCCCCGATCAGCTCAAGGAGCCTTTCCGCCGTCCTCTCGTAGAAATGGTACATCTCGGAAGACGACGACAGCAGGCGCACGGCTTCGGCCATGCCGACGATGCCGGCGACGTTGTGGGTGCCGCCCCTGATTCCCCCTTCCTGGAACCCTCCGGAAAGGAGGGGAGGAAGCAGGACGTCATGCCTCTTGATCAGGCAGCCGACCCCCGTCGGCCCGTAGATCTTATGGGCCGAGAACGATAGGAAATCGGCATGCGGGCATTGCCGCCCGATCTTTATGGTCCCGTCCCCGAGCGCCATGGCCTGGGTGAAGTCGACGAGCATGAGGGCCCCGGCGGCATGCGCCGCTTTGGCCATCTCGTCCACGGCGTTGGCCACGCCGGTCTCGTTGTTGACCGCCATGCAGCACACGAGGAGCGTTTTGTCCTTCCTGAGCCCTTTCTTGACGGATGATACGGGGATCGCGCCCGACGTGGGCATCGGCTGCACATGCACGATCTCGAAGCCGAGGGGCTTCAGGGAGTCGCATGCGGCCAATACGGAAGCATGCTCGATCGCCGATACGATGATCCTGGTCTTCCTCTCGCCCTCGGGCTTCGCGAGCTCGGCGAGCGCCAGGGCCTTGATGGCCCAATTGTTTGATTCCGTCGCCCCCGAGGTGAAGAACACCTCGTCCGGCTGGACGTCCAATGCCTTGGCGATGGTCTTCCTCGCCTGATGCACGGCGGCGTCTGCTTTCGCCCCATGCTTATGCGCGGAATTGGAATTCCCGCAGAACGATGGGGACATATATGGCCTCATCGCCTTGATAACGCTCCTGTCGAGGGGGGTGTTTGCCGCCCCGTCCAGGTACACCTGCTTTCTCCTTCTCATCGTGCGGATGCCTCCTTGGTTGGATGTGGTTTTATCTTAATCATCATTATACTCTTCCGTTTCCGGTTTTTCAATGGGTTTTTGAGGGGTTTTCTTCTCGAATTCGGCATACCATTCGCTTCCGTATCTCTCGTCCCTGGATTTGAGCTTCTTCGCGATCTTCTCGAATTGGGACATGGGATGCACATGGTAGCGCGTCATGTGTATGTTGACGTTGTAATAGCCTTTGGCGTCGATCTCCCCGTTGTGGATGTGCCCATGGACGTTTATGACGTATGGGTTGTCGTACGCCTCGAACACGGGGCGGTGCGACAGTATGATCCTGCCGGGCACCGCCGAGGAAGGATAGTATATGGGGCCTTTGTATACCTCATCGAAGCCGAGCCCCATCGCCTCGATGGCGGAGAACCTGTCGTGGTTCCCCATGACGAGTATCTTCCTATGGCACTCGATGCGGGACAGCTTGCTCTTGAGGGAGGCGAGCCCCCCTTCCTTCTCCCTGAACCCGACGTCCCCCAATATATATAGGGTATCGTTCGGCTTCAGGACGGAATTCAGGGCGCGTATGATGCGGGAATCATGCTCTTCGATCGTCCTGAACTGATGGCGCTCGAACTCGATTATGCGGGCATGCCCGAAATGGAGGTCTGCGGTGACGTAATCCATATCACCACGCCTCCTCTTCCTGGACTCCCGCCGCCTCTTCGGCGGCGCGCATCTGCATCAGGAAGCCCTTGAGCCAGGTCTGCTTCTTCCTGACGCGGCTGATCTTGACCGCTTTGTTGATGGCGTTGGGCTGCGTCACGAACACGCACGATTTGCTGGCGCGGGTTATCGCGGTATACACCCATTCCCTTGAGAACATGGCGTATGCGGAGGTGTCGAGCCCGACGATCGCGTACGGCACCTGGTCGCCCTGCTTCTTGTGGCAGGTGATGGCGTAGGCGAGGCTGACGTCGTTCCAGTCGGCCCTGTCGATCTGCACCTCCCCCTGCTCGGTCAGGACGACGATCATCCTTTCGGTCGAGATCTCCTTGATGTACCCGACGTTGCCGTTGAATATCTGCACGACGTCCTTCTTGCTCTTGCCGCTCGTCCCGGGGCGCTTCGCGCGGTAGTTGTTCCTGGTTATGATGATCCTGTCGCCTTTCTTGTAGACGACTTCGTACTTCGTGCCGTTCTCCACGTACGTGACCTTGAGGTCGCCGGGGTGTATGCCGGGGTTGGCGATCTTCTGCAGCTCTTCGTTGAGGGCCCGGCAGGATATGCTGCCGCGAAGCCTCTGGGGCACGATCACCTGTATCTGGTCGATGGGGATCCCGCCCTGCCTGAGCCTGCGGTATTCCCTCAGTATGTTGCTCTGGGTGAAGGCGGGGTCGACGGACGACACGATCTTGAAATCGCGCAGCTCCCCCCTTATCTCCTCGCCTACGAAATCCTCAGCCAGCATCTTCTCCCCTCCGGATGCCCGGATGGATTGGGTGATGATGCCGCTGCGGGCCGCTTGCCTGTGGATGTTCATGAGGACCGAAGCCGGGATGTAGCCCCCCGAGCTCAGGCAATCCTTGAACACGTTGGCGAGGCCGATCGCCTCGAGCTGATGGTGGTCGCCCACCATGATGAACTTGGCGCCGGCCGGTATGGCCTCCAGGAGGGAGAGGAACAGCTCGCCCCCCACCATCGAGGCCTCGTCGAGTATGACGACGTCGGCGTCGAGCGGGCAATTGACGCCGTACATGAACTTCTCCTCGTCCGGATCGTAGCAGAGGAGCCGGTGTATGGTCTTCCCTTCCACGCCCGTGACCTCGCTCAGCTTGGAGGAGGCGCGGCCGGAGAGGGCGCATTGCTGCATGCGGAGGCTCTTCTTCTTGAAGAGCTTGACGACGGCGTTGAGCATGGAGCTCTTGCCGGTTCCGGCGAGGCCGGTGATTATGGAGACGTTCGATCCGACGACCCTGTGGATGGCCTTGACCTGCTCGGGGTCGTATTCGAATCCCTGCTCGGCCTGGGCCTCGGCGATGGCCGCGTCGATGTCGTCTTTGGAATAGTAATAGCAGCTGGCGGCATTCCTGATCCTCTCGAGCTCGCGGGAGATGTCGTATTCCAGAAGCCTGATGGAGAACAGCCCGACCTTCCTGGTGGACGTCTCGTAGTACAGAAGGGGGATCTCGTCCCTCTTGTGGTATCTCATGCTCGGCCCCATGGCGGCGAATTTCTGGAACGCGGAATCCCCTCCCATGACCTCCTTGACCCATGCGTACATGTTCTCCTTCGTGAGGGGGTAGCACATGGCCATTATCTCCTGGAGGAGGGTGTCGACGGAGATCCACGAGTTGCCGTTGTCCTCGGCCTCGCGCTCGAGGTAATACCTGGCATAGGCCAGGACGCGCTCCTTGCTGTCGGGGGCGATGCCCTGCTTGCGGGCGATGGCATCCGCCTTCTCCCAGCCGTATCCGCGCACTTCCTTGATGAGTATGTAGGGGTTCTGCTTGATCTTGTCGACCATGACGTCGACCGACCCGTAGCGGGCCACGAGCTTCTCGATCGCCGCGCGGGTGAGGTCCAGGGACTCCAATTCGACGAACGCCCTTCCGTAATCCTTGCTTTCCTCGTATCTGCGGATCATCCTCTCGGCCACGACGTCTCCGACGCCCTTGATCGTCTTGAGCTTCTCGACGTCGTGCTCCTCAAGCCATTTCAGGGGCTCGTTCCCCTGGGCCATGAGGGCGTCTACCTGGTTCTCGGTGAGGAATCCGGAGAAGAATTTCCTCTGGTCCTCGGGATCGCTCATGTCGAAATCCAGGCGCAGCTGCTCGACGGAGTAGCTGGGGCCGTATTTCGGGTCTATGATGAGGCGCCCCTGGAAGATGTATTCCAGGCCGGGGTTCAAGGAGGGCATGTTGCCCTTGGCCTTGATCTCGTAGATCCTGTTGGAGCTGTCGAGTCCGGGCGGGAGGCCCCTGAGGTCGAATTCGTCGGGGATATCCCCCTCCATGACCTTAAGCACGTGGAATGCCGCGATGGCGAATTCGCCTGGGGTATGGCTTTTCGGATAGATCAGGGCGCAAACCTTGACCTTGGCCCTCATCCTGGTCCCGTTCAGATCCTTTGCTAACATACGCGATTGGTCCTTTCCAGCGCCTCGGCGGGCGCCTCATTCGTCTTTTCGCGTATATTATAAAGGAAAAGAGGGGACCCGTCAACGGTTTTCTTCCCCTCTTGTGTAAGTCAGTATGAGATCGCCGGACGAATCCACCCCCTCTATCCTGCAGAGGAGCCTCGACCTCGATCCGGCGCGCGACATCCTGGCGACGAACGCGTCCTCTCGGCGGTATCCGTACACCAGTATCTTCTCGCCCCTCTTCAGCCAGGCGCGGTCTATGACGGTCTTCTTCCCCGTCTTCGGGTCGACCTTGCTGATCGGGTTCTTGTATTTGTTGAACGATTCCGCGTAGAACTTCACGGTGACGACCCCGTGGGTGGTCAGGAGCCATACCATCTTGCGGCCGTTCTCGACGTTGACGATCGTCCCCGCAAGGGCCGTCGTCTGCACGGATTCCTTCCTTTGCCCCGAGGCGTCGGTGTAGGACGTCTTGATCGGGGTCTCCGGGAGCTTCGAGAAATCGGATATCCCGTATGCGGCTTCGGATACCCTGGCCAATTCATGGCCGGCGTGGTAGAAGCACATCTGCTCCATCTCCCATCTCGCCGGGGTGCCTGAGCATTCGTCCGCCATGAGCTGGGCGGCGCACAGGGCCTGCATATGGGCCGCATACGCCTTTCTGCCCTCTTCGGACGAGAAATAGTCCTTCAGCCGCTGCACGGCTTTCGTGTATACCCTCTCCAGGGCGGATTTCTTCACGGCGATCCCTTTGGGGGTGTATGCGTATTCGTCTTTTTGGGGATTCAGCGCATACATGACCTTGTTCTCGAAGAACGATACGGCGTCCCTGTCGCTCAGGATGTACCTCTTCTTGTCGGATGGGTCGACCTGATTGTCGTCGATCCATCTCTTGAAGTTCATCATGAATATCTCTTCCTTGTATCCCGGAAGGGGCATTTTCGATGCGATGGCCTTCTTTATGTGCGTCGCGGTCAGGGCGTCTTTGACGGGGTTCTGCTCCGCCGCCACCCTCTCGACGTACCTCCGGACGATGGCCTTCCTGGATATCCCCTCCAGCGCGTCGAAGCAGCCGGCCTTGATGAGGCCGATCGTCTGGGATACGGTTGGGGTCTCCATGCGGTTCGCGAAATCATCCAGGGACGAGAACGGGCGCTTGGCCATGATCTCGTCGAACACGGGGTCGCTGACCGCGTTGACGACGCGGAGGCTGTATATGATGCGGTTGTTCTTGACGTCCGGGACGAAGTCGTCCTGGGCTTCGTTTATATCCGGCAGGCCGATCTCGACGCCGCTCAATTGGGCGTCGGATATGGCCTTCGCGATCTTGCCGTAGTTAGGCGCGGCGCGCTTCTTCTTCTGGGATGCCTCTGTGGCTTCCTCAGCGCCGCTCTGAGGCGTTTCTCCGCTTTGGTCGGAAGATTCCTCATCCTCGTCGAAATCGACGTCCTGAACGGTGTTTCCGGCATTGCAGCAGAGGCATGCGCATGCCCAATACAATGGGTTGTAATGGGTGGCCAAGTGGGCTTCCTGCACGCCGATGACGGAATATGGGATAGTATGATTGATGGAGAAGGCGTAGCCAAGCTGCGGCTCGACCCCAACCTTGAATACGTATTCGAGGAATTTCTGCGATGCCCCCACTTGGTTCTTCCCTTTGTCGAAGAACAGATCGGTCATCTCCTGTATGCCCTTCGGGATCTTCTTGGAAACGTATTTTCGCAAGGAATTGGCTTCGCCGAGCGTGAACCCGGCGATCTCGGGATCCATGACGATGTGCATCATGACCTCCTGGGTGCCGGAGACGCCATGCGATTTGCCCAGGTATTTCCTGAGGATATCCTTTTCGTGCTCGGTCAGGCCGGCTTCGTCCATCTCCCTATCCCATGCGGTTGGGTCGTTGTGGAAGCGCATATAGCGGTCGATCGGCTGCTCGCCCTCCCCTTGAAGCCTCATGATGGCGTTGAGCTCGCCCATTTCGGCCACGCTGTGGGGGCGCCCCTTCGCCATAGCCTGCTGCCCTTGCGGGGTATCCATCTGGAATAGGTCGCGGATCTTGGAGTCCGCGATCATCTCCCACATCTCGTCATTGTCGTAATCCAGTTTGTCCGGATAGATGTATTTATCGTACGTCGCCCTTAGAGAACCCTGCCATTCTATGACGTGGTCCTTCAGCATCAGCTCAAGGCATTTCGCCAGTTTGCTCATGGCGTCCGTCCTCAGAAGGTCCATCTTCAGGGCCCCCATCTCGTCGGAATCGTGCATGGTGAACGCCGTGATCTTCGTCCCATTCGGGGCGACCATTAGGCTGTTCTGCGGCAGGTATCCGTTGTTGAAGATGTAAAGAGCGGAGGCGTGTATCGATGCATTGGTCGATAAACCCTCTATCTTTTTCACGGCCTCGAAAAGCCCGGGATACGATCTGAGCTTCTGCTCAAAGCCGGGCACCGGCTCGAATCCCTGCTCTTCATCGCCTTCTAGGCATTGCCTGAGATTGTAGGTCTTGCCGCGATGGGCGGGGACCATCCCCGCGATGGTCTGCATCTCGTCGTTGTTGTATCCCAAACCCCTGCCGCACGTGAGGATGGCGGATTTCAAGCTCTCCGTCTTGAAGGTGGCGCAATTTAGGACATTGTCCTCCCCGAATTCCTCTCGGAGGATCCTGATTATGTCGTTCGTCTTCTCGGGCTGGCTGTCGAAATCTATGTCAGGCATCTCAGCCCTTTCCTTATTGAGGAACCTCTGGCACCATAGATCGTAATCGAACGGATCCACCTGGGTGATGCCTATGAGGTAATTGATGTAGAACCCAGTGCAGCTTCCGCGCGCCACCCCCACGAGGCTTACCCTCCAGGTGAAATCTATGATCTGCTTGCAGAGATTGAGGTATGCGCTCATCGGCTGCTTGAGCCTTTCGCTGATGAACCATAGGATATCGAGCTCCTCTTCGAGTCTGGCCAGTATCTTGTCGGTGACGTCGACGCCTTTCTGACGCAATCCCTCTTCGATCTGGTACATGAGGTACCTATCCTGCTCCTCGGGGGAGTCGTAATACATTTTGATATGGGGGTATTTGTTACCAAAAGTATATAGTTTTCGGGACAAAACGAACTCGGGGATACCCCTCTTCGGGACGATGATATCATGGCGGAAATCGTATTCTTCGACGATATCCGCGATTTCTGCGGAGTTTTTGAATCCTTCCGATATCTGATCTTCGGTCAATCCCCCTCTCAGGAGGATCTCCCTCATCTCTTCCTCGGCCATCATGTAGGTGTATTTGTAGAAGGAATCGACTTCGCGCTCCCCCTGCTTGCTGTTGAGGAACGCCTTATGGATCGGCGCGTCCTCCTTATCGAGGTAATGGGAATCGGTCGTGATGACATAGGGGATCCCAAGCGCCTGGGAGAGCTTTATCTGATATGCGTTGTACGCGATCTGCTCTTCGGAATCGGATACCTGAAGCTCGAATCTCGCATTCTCCTTCCCGAACGTCTCGATCATCCATAGAACGAATTTCTTTACATGCCCCCCGTCTTTTTCGAGGACGGCTGCGGCGAGCTCGGATCCGAGGCATGCGGTGGCGCACATGAGGTGGCCTTTGTCCTTCCCCACGATCTCCTCTATGTCGGAGTAGAAGGTCGGGCAGCGGCGCTGGCCACGGAACATGAAGCTTCTGCCCCAGGCCCGGGACGAAAGCTCTTTGAGCTGCTGGAAGCCGATGGCATCCTTCGCCCACAGTATGAAATGGTAGAATCTGAAATCCGGTTTCGGCTGAGACATATCCCCTTTGAACCATTGGAGGTATGCATTCATTTCGCTTTCCCCGACGAGATAGATCTCGTTGCCGAAGATTATCTTGAAATCGGGATGCTCTCCTTTTATCTTATCCCTGATATGGAGCAGCTCAACGGCGCAGGAAAGGGATTCATGATCGGTGATCGCGACCCCTTTGAATCCCAGCCTTATCGCTTTATCGATCAGATCCGCCGGCCTGTTTATGGCATCGAGCAGCCTGATGTTCGATCTTTCTGTGTGATTATGGAGTGATGCGTACATATTCTGTTACCTTCGTCCCGTATATTATATAAAGGAAAAGGGCGGATGTCAACCGCCCTCGTTCAGTTTGTTTGGTCATCTCCGTCCCATGCTTCGAGATCCTCGGCATAGCGGAAGTGCCCGTTGTCGTTCTTCAGATAATACCTGACCTCGGAGTGGCCGGCTTCCCCGCACGCGAGGACCAGGATGATCCTCTTGAGCTTGCCGGTGCTCTTCAGTTTGACGAGGTCGCCCACGTGGTACGGGGCCGACCTATGCTCAATGAACTTCGGGGCCTTCGGGGGAAGGCGCGTTCCACTGGGCCAGGAATTCTGCGTCGTATTTTGTCGGTTTTTCTTTGAACGTGCCATCGTTATTGTACTCCTTGATTATCGGTCTGTCTTTGTTCGTAAGCCAATCGTATGAAAGTTTGCATTGCGCTGCGCATTCGGGGCAGAGGAACAGAATGTATCCCTTGCTTACGCATTTCGACGGCTTTCCGCAGCTTGGGCAGTACAGGAGGGATCTCACCTCGAGATCGGAGATTATCCGATCGATTTCCTTGTCGCAGTATCCTCCGGTCGATATCCTCAACTCGCCATATTTCTCTTTGATGTCGAAGAACTCGAATTCCTCTGGATCGACGTTCACTTCCTTGAGATGCTGCAGAATGAGGTCGCACGCTTCCAGGAAGATACCTTGCCATCCCAGGCAAACCAAGTCAAGTTCGGTCCAGGTGTAGTCGTAATCCTCGCTGCGGGGTTTGAGGAAAGGGTATTTCTCCGTGATCTTTTTGTTATCTTCTATCGACTTTTCCATTATATTACCTCCTTATCAGAAATCCAAGCCCCCAAATGGGTCTCTTCCGCCGATCGGCTGCTTTGGCTTCTTCGCCGGCTTCGGCTTCTCTTCGGCGGGGGGTTCCGCCTCGTCGGAGAAATCGAAGTCATGGACGACCTGGGCCGGCGTCGCGGGTTCCCCGCATTCCACCCTGAATTGCTCCATGATGGCTTCGTGGGCCTCGTTCCCCTCCCATTTATGGTCGCATTCCCATGCCTTGTGGCTTCCGCCTGGGGACCAGAGCGAGTAGTATGGGCACAATCCTTTGCCTTTCGGCGGCTGATTCGGGTTGGTGGGGGAGAATTCGCACCAATGGCAGAGCGGGGATGGATGCGGCACGAAGTCCTTTGCCTTGATGCCGGCGAAGATGGAATCCATCTTCTTGAATCCCCTGTTCATGACGCCGGGGGTGCCGGCGGCCTGCCTCATGTCGCAGAACGGGAGGTCGTAATTGAATCTGGTCGGATACCCGTATAGGCCGTAGAGCTTGGCCACGGCGAGGCTGTAGACGACGAATTGGAGGGGCGTCTTCAGCTTATCCTCCGGGAATGGCTTCCCTTTCGTCTTGATGTCCTCGATTATGTATTCCCTCGTGGATGAATCGAAGAGGATCCTGTCGATGTATCCATGGATGATGTTCCCTTTGTATTCGACCGTGAATTCCTTTTCGACCGCCACTATGGAGAGCTCGGGGTGGGCCTTCATGTAATTCTCGAGCCGGTAGATCCCGCGTTCGCGGTATTCTTCGCATTTCGTGAAGTACGAGGTCCCGTTGTTGTCGAGCTCGAAGAACTCCTCCTGGAACATCTTCTGGAGCCTGTTGACGCCGTATATGCCACCCTCGCTCCCTTTCTTCTTGTTCCCGTCGGCGTCGTATTCCGGCTCTTTCTCGGGTATGTCTATCTCATACATCTCCTTCCGGAGCGCATCGTAGTCGATCTCTTCCCCGGCGATGATCTTGTTGGCGATGGATTCCTCTATATAGTGGATAAGGGTTCCGACGGCTGCGGCCACGCCGGCCTCGGAGATGTAGTTCTTGTCTTCGTACACCAGCTTGTATCGGTATCCGCATTCGGTGTATTTGTCGAGCCTTGAATACGAATACCTCGTCTTCTTCGGCTGCTTCACCAGCGGTTCCTTCGGTACGAATGGGGTTATGTTGGGCATATCGCTATCCTCCTTTCTTCTTGGGGTTCTCTGTCGTCCCGCCGACGGGCGGAACGTATATCTTCTTCTTCCACAGTTCCTCGAATATCGCCCTGCCGCAATCGGTCGGGCTGTCTTTGTATCCGGTCATGTGGTCGTAATCGAATATCACGTACACGTTGAAGTACGGCAGCAGAGGCTGTAGCACCTTATACAGTTTCTGTTCGTATTGGGTTACGTCCTCGTCGCCTTTCTTCCCTTTGAAATCGCGGTCATACCCCAATATGACCTCTTCGACCCCCAGGGATATGAGCAGGTCTATCTGCTCATCGGTTATTGTCGATCCGCACGTGGCGACGCAGTAGCTGTTGTCGACCCCGTAGAACGACGCGGACTGCAGGACGGATTTCTCCCCCTCGCAGATCAGCACTTTCTTCATGCGGCGGATGGTGCCTTTGTTCTGATACAGGCCGAACAGGTACCTTCCCGTGGGGAAGTTGTACCATGTCCCCTCTATCGAGATGGGGGCGTATTTTGCGTATTGGACCTCGAATGGGTCGAATGACCTTCCTCTGATCCCTATCAGCTCCCCGTCCGCGTTGCGGTGGGGGATTATTATCTTATGGTTCGCCGAATCGACCCTTATCCCATAATGGACCATGACGTCCGGCGATATACCGTCCTTGATCCATTCGGATGGGGCGCAGGGGGGCGAGAATATGGATAATATGGCCTCCGACACCTTCTTCTCTCGGTATTCTTCCGGCTCATCGGCCTTGAAATCGTCGATGCGCTGAAGCAGATCCCAATCATCCGTAAGCTTTTTCGGCCTCGTCTGCTCGCCATCGTCCTTCAGATCGAAGAATGCGACCACGTAATCGAACGCCGCCTTGAACGAATCAAATCCCTTCCTGCGGCGGACTATCTCATACAGATCTATGGAATGGCAGTGGGTCCAGCAATAGAAATTCTGGATATCCACCCTGTAAACCAGCTTGTTCGGGCTGTCCCCGCCATGGCATATCTCGGTGGAGAACAGCAGGTTCCCCTTGGAATCCATGGATGGGGGGAGGGCTCCCAGCCCCTCGACGAACAGCCTTTCTATATCGTCCGGCGTCAGCGATTTCCTGACTTTCTCTGCGGTAAGCATCAGAAATCAAGCCCTCCGAACGGCTTTCCCCATGCGGGGTCTTCGGTTTTCGCCGGCGCTTCTTCGACGGCCGGAACGGGTTCGGGAATGGATGGGTCCTCCTGGGAGAATGGACCCACGACCGTGGAGGCGTCTACGTATCCCTCGTCGGAGGACGCCCCCCACCCCCCGCCCTGAGGCGCGAAGTGGCCGTCCTCGTCGAAATCGAACGGAAGCTCGTCGTCCACGATCTCCGGCATCTCGCCGACGTCGACCTTCTTGGCCTTCGGAGCCTTCTTCTTGGGGGCCGGCTCCTGCGCCGGCTGCTCTTCGGCCTGCGGCTTCTGCTGCGGCTCGGGAGAATCCCAGGATACCTGGATCGGGACGATTTCCTGCATATGGCCCTGGAAATCCGTGACGAAGCAATCCTGCCAGCGGCAGGTGTTGCGGCTGAACCTCCCGTATATGCGTATGTTGACCAAGGGGTTGCCTCTGTTCTTGTACAGATGCATGACGTGGGTGGGCTCGTCCACGAATCCCTTTTCCTGGTATTGCTCGATGATGGCGCGGTCCGCTTCCCTCACCGGGAGGAGGACCCAGCCCCCGTCTGGCTTATCGGCGATGGACTTCGCGCCCCTGATCATCTGCTGGTCCGCTTCCTTTATCTCCTTCCAGTTGCCGGAGATCTGGGTGGCGGTGTACACGAATATGTTGAGTATCTTGGCCAGATCCTTGAGCCTGTTCATGAACATGAGGAGGATCTGATCCTCGCGGAGCCCGCTCATCTTCGTCGACCGGGCGGACGACGACAGTATCTTCTGGGTCGTTCCGACGTAGTCGAAGAACACGTACGATACCCCTTTGGTGAGGACGTATTTCTTGATGATGTTCTCGATGTCCGAGACGTCGTAATTCGATATCTCGACGAAGAATAGGGGGCTTTCCTCTATCAATTTGGCCGCATGCATGACCCTTTCCTCCTCGGATTCGGTCATGTTGTTGAGGACGATCCTCTCCTCGGGGACGCCGGAAAGGTATCCGAGCCACATGTACTGCACCTCTTTCAAGGTGAGCTCGGAGGAAATGAGGAGCGTGGGCATCGAATATCCCGATTCCACCCACTCGCCTTTGTCGACGTCGTACGATTGCGGTATGGCGAGCCTGGCGCATTCGCCGGCTTGGCGGCGCGATTTGCCCACGCCTTGGGGCGCCGATTCGACCACGACGGTCCCGAGCCTCATGCCGCGAAGCGCGGTGGTGAGGTACGGGCTCATGAACCCGGCCCCCACCTCTGGGCTTTCCTTGAGGGACGCCAATGTATCGAAGATCGATTCGCCGGCGGACGATTCCGCCTTGGTATCGGAGCTGTCGTATTTCTCCTTCAGATCGAGCAGATTGACTTCGATCGAGGACAGTATGTCCTTGATGGACATGGAATCGAACGCTTCCTGCATCTTCATGATATCGACCGGATTGACCAGGTTCGGATTGAGGATGTTGAGGGTATCGATCCCGTCCCTCTGCATGGCATTGAGGAGGGAGTATTTCTTCAGGAGGTTGTAATAATAGTGGAATTTCCGGGGATCATACGCCTCCATGGCCTTGCGCAGCCAGTTGGAGCCGTCGTTCGATGTGTATACAAGATACCATTCGGGATAGTTCTTGAGCCAGCGGTCGACGTCGATCGGGTCTATCTTCTCGATGTCGATCTCGCCATCGTCGCTCTGAAGGGCGATCCCGACTATTGCCTTGAATACGTAACGATGGAAATCCTCGGGGAAGTCATTCACCGAAAAGCGGTATCTGTCATCCCCGAGGATGAGCGGGTTCGATGCCAATGCGCCCAGGACCTGGATGATGGCCATCTTGTTGGAATATACTATTTTTTCCTTTTGATTAGCCATCTTCAATCCTCCGTAAGCATTTTCTTAGAGAGCCTTTTTTGGCTCGTGGGCCTTTTTATCTTGACCTGCATGGGCGTCTTTATGACCGAAACGCCCTTATTGTGTTCGCTGAGCCTGCGCATCTGCTCCGCGTAGGCCTTCGCTTCCTCGTAATAATCGCGAATTATCCATTGGACTTCGCTTATGTTCTCCGGCACATTCCCCAATACCTCGTAATAATAATATATGGTATAGCGGATGCCGGCCAGTTTTTTGCCGTTTTTGAGCGCCCAGTCAACGGCGCTCCTCACCGGATCCGGACAGGAGGTCCGGCCGAATAGGTTCTTCAGATACTCGAAGAATGAGACTTTGGCTTTCTCCTGCTCCCGCAGGAACTGCATCTCAGAGAGATAGCAGTCCCCGCAGAAGATCTTGTCGCCTATCTTATGTGAGGCGCCTATTATCTTTTTGCCGCACTTGGCGCAAGTGCCGCCTTTCGAGCCCATAGTGGGTTTTAATCTTCGACGTCAGGCGTGAATGTGTAGCCTTTTTTAAGGAGCGCGTCGTATATGATCTCGACCTGCTCGCGCTGATCCTCGGTGGCCTGGTTGCAGCGGAATCCCGGATCTCCGACGTCATTCGCCAAGATGGCGGCGTATTCGTCTTTGCTCCCGGTCTGCTTCATGCTCGCCGTGACCATCTCGAAGATCCTTTTGACGAGGATTGGGATCGGCAGCTTGAGGGAATCCTCCTGGGCCTGCTTCTCCATTTCCTCGGTGCGGGCATCGGTATGGGTGATGGCCTTGAATCCTCCGCGTTTCTCACGGAGCTCAATGGCTTCGATGAGCGCGTTCTCAAGGTCTGAATACGACCATTCGCGTATCATGGGGCGGATTTCCGGGAAACGTCCTCCGGCGAAGAATCCCCTGTTGCCTTTGAGGTAGAGGGTGGACAATTCCTGATCGCCGTTGTCCTTTCCGGTCCCGAGCCTGACATAGCAGGTTAGGTCGACATAGTTGAGGATGGGGTCCACGACGCGCTTGTCGCCGCGAGGATATACCATCTCGTATTCGGTTTTGCCGTCCTCGAGGAGGAACTTGCGGCTTCCCTCGTGTCCGATGAAGATGATGGTGAAGCCGGATCCGACCAAGAGGCGGAGCTGCGATTCGATCTCGTCGCCCCATTCCTTCCATGCGCCGTATCCGCCGTTGTAGTCGCGGATATGGTCGATGCCAAGGAGGTTGCAGACATAGCGGTCCGAGAGCTTCTCGATTCCGTCTATCGCGTCGACGATGATCGTTTCGTATTTCTCATGCAGCGCGTCGAAGTTCTTCGGATCCGATAGCTTCTTGACGATGCTGCGGAATTCCCCCCAGTTGCGAATTGGGAAGAATGGGACGCCGTTCAAGGCGCCCAAACCGCGCTCGAATGCTAAGACGAGGGGCTTCGGAGCCTGGACGGCATTATAGGTTTTGCCGCATTTGTTGCAGCCGTAGATGAGGATGATCTTCCCGTCCATCCCCTTGACGACCTTTGATATCTCTGGAGAGAACAGATCTATTTCAGCCATATGCCTTGTTCCTCCTCAATCATCAGAAGTCTGGGAAATCGAATGCGGATTCTGGGGATGCTCCCAATACGAACCCTTTGGAAGGAGCCTCGGCTTTCTTCGGGGCTTCGTTCTTGCGCGCTTGGGATTTTTCCCAATTCTCTTTGGCGGCAACGCGTCTCTTTGTGGAAGCTGCGGTGACTTCGTCTCTCGGGACGTAGAATTCGCTGTCCTCGTCGAAGCCGGTCCTGGAACGGCCGCCGAAGATGCGGAGCTCATGGATGAAGGTCGTGGTGACGGACGGGCCGGTAGAGACCTGTCCCCAGCCTTCCACTTTCTTCGGTCCTTCTTCTTTCTTTTCGATCAGGTTGAATAGGACGACGTTGAATTGGGCGGTCTGGCCGACTTCGTAATTATCTTTGACGTATTCGGCGAAGGTTCCCATCTTGAGGTTCGCCGCATTGATGGGATCGGCCGGAGCAATCAGGCTGAACTTATGGCCGATGCCTTTGTAATCGATCCATAGATAGTCCACGATGACCCTGCCGGTCTCTTCTACCTCCTCGCCCTTGCGGACCTGTTCGTCGCGGATGGCGAGGATCGAGCCGTCGAGCTCGACGTTGCAGCGGGGGTTGAATCCCCTCTTCTCATTGTCGCGGCGGATGCCTCCGTTGCCGGCCCTGAAGGAGAAGGAGGAATTCTCGTGCTCCTTGCCGTTGTCGTCTTCGGAGATAGTGGCGTATTCCTCGATGCTTCCGGAGAACCAGACTTTGGTCGCGACTTTGGTTGCAGCTTCCCAGACGCTTTCCTCAAGCAATTCGATGTTATGATCGTCGCCCGGGAGGTTCTTGATATAGGATGCGATCGTGGTGACGTGCTCGTCGAGCAAGGCGGCCAATGATTTGTACGCTTTGTTTTCGGAACCGTCGAATTTCGTTGCCATCGCGAAGACATGGATGCGTTGGGAATTGAATCTGTTGATCGATACGACAACGTCTCCTTTGATGCAGGGGACGCCTTTTGATGTGGTGCTGATCTGCAAATAGGCTTCGCGGAGGTAGCCTTCTGCGAAGGCGTAGTTTCTTAGTTTCTTTTTAGTAGTTTCTTCCATAGATTTCTCCTTGTTCAGAAATATTTGTTTGCCATGTCTTTTCGGCTGGCATCGGCTTATTATATAGCCTTCGATCTCGTTTTGTCAATTTGCTCCGTCCTCAAAATACCTCCCCGTTCGCATACTTAT